TAACGGAGCCTGACGATGGCAATCACGATCATCGCAACGCCAAACGCGGCAGACGCAAACTCATACCTGACGTTGGCTGATGCGCAGGCCATCATTGATGGCATGGTGCTAGATGCTGACGTGACAGCCTGGGCTGCCGCAACCACGGACAACAAAAACCGTGCGTTGTATTCCGCTGCGCAGAGGCTAGATCGTGAACGCTTTCTTGGTGCTCGCTCTACTGATACCCAGTCAATGCAATGGCCGCGAACTGGTGTTCGTAAGCCCGATACCTATATCAATACCTACGCGGTGGGATTTCCGTTTCGCATTACCACCGACTATTTTGCCGACAACGAAATCCCAGATCAAATCAAGCGCGCGCAGGTGGTGCTGGCCGTTTACCTTAACAACAACCCAGACGGCCTTGGCCTTAGCGGGCTGGAAGACTACAAAAACGTCAAAATCGGCAGCCTAGACGTGACGCCTAACCTTGGCTATGGCGCCGTTGGCGTTGACAAGGTACCGCCGATCATGGAGCGCTATTTGACAGGGCTTAGAATCAGCGGACCAGGTAACGTTGCGATCAAACGGAGCTGACCATGGATCGGTCTTACAGCATCGGTTTTGAGTACATCGACGATACCGCTGCGCATGCCGGCCGCTTCTGGCAGATCTACGCCGTGGCTGATGCAGTAATCGCCAGCGCTGTGATCGAAAACCAGACTGGCAATACGTTTGCATCAGTGCCACTCAAGGCGGGCGATTCGGTCTCTGGTGTGTTCACCAGCGTTACCCTTGCTTCCGGCAAAGTTGTTGCATACAAGGTATGAACATGAGCGACTCCAACGTCTTAGGCATTGACTACGGCAAAGGCGGAACGTTTATTGGCGACACGACAACGCGAACCGGCCGTTGGTGCGCAATCCACTTTACGACTAACACGCACATCGACACTATTGTCTCGGCGAACTACGACGGCAGTACGTTGTCAGGGCAAAGCTTCAGCGCCTCAACTACGCTATATGGCGTGTTTACCAGCATTAAGCTACAAAACGGCCACTGCGTTGCATACAAGCTCTGATGTCCTTAGCCAACCCGCTACGTAAGGTTGCTGGCAAACTGATGGCACGGTTTGGCGGTGAGGCGACCATCCGCCGCGTCACGATGGGCAGCTACAACCCAGTGACTGGCGCTGCTGTTGAGACCACGACTGACACAGCAGTTCAAGGCGTGCTGGAAGATGTCGCCTTGCGCGAGGTCAATGATTTGATCCAAGCAGGCGACAAGCGGCTGATCATTGCAGCGGCTGATCTGGCCAACGCACCTACCACAGCTGATCGCGTCGTCATCGGTGGCCGCAGCTTGCAAGTGATCGAGGTGCGAACTGTCGAGCAAGACAATACCGCGATCACCTATGAGCTGATCCTGAGGGACTGATGGCACGCACCATACGAATTGGCGATATTGGCGATTACGCCAGCCAGCAGATGGAGAAGCTGTTGCGTGCATCGGTGCTAGAAACTGACGCGTTGCTCAAAGCCGCCAGCCCAGTGGATACGGGTAGGTTTCGCTTTAGCTGGCAGGTTGGTGAAAATACCACTGGACGCCCACCTGACTATTACGGCAACGAAGGAGGACCAAATGCCAACATTCCACCGCTCGTAAAGCTGAACTATCAAAACGAGCGCATTGGCAATGTCTACAGCGTCCACAACAACCTGCCATATGCGGAGCCATTGGCTAATGGCAGCAGCAAACAGGCATCTGCCGGCTGGATCCAAGGCATCGCCAAGGACGTGCAAGGCCGGGTCAGAATTGCGGCAGATCGCATCGGCAGGGAATCATGAGCAGCACCATCAATGATGTCCGTGCTGCCATTGAAGGGCGCATTGCTACGCACATGGCAATTGCACCGGCATATCCGGTGAGTTACCAGAACGTGCCATTTACGCCACCAAACAATGCACCGTGGCTGCAGGCATTCATCCGCTTTGGCGACAATGCCTATGCCACGCTTCTGCCTACAGGTAGCGCAGGGTTTAACCGGCATAATGGCGTGCTGACCGTGAACATCTTCACGCCTATTGGCGTTGGCACTGTTGCTAACTTCACCATTGCCGAGAGGATCAAGAATCTGTTTGACCGTGTGACTGTATCAGGCATCATCTTTGACCCAGTATCTGGTCCGGCACAGGTAACGCCTGCTGCGCCACAGCCGTATTACCAGACCCAATTGACCGCAACGTTTGAAGCCTATTTAGACTGAGCGCAGCCACTACCGTTCACAACATGGCTGTTACTGTTCTGTCCGGTACGTCCGGCGCCCTCTACTACAAACCCGCCGGCACCAACGGCAACTTCCCCGAGTCTGGAGTTAATGCCAGCACGGATGTTATCACCGTTCAGCCGTACCTGAATTTCAAGGCTGGCGATCCGGTCAAGTTCCGCGTCATCAACAGCCAGACTGGCGGATCCGGCACTGGTACGCTGCCGTCTCCCATTGATGCAGCCACCACCTACTACGTGCTGTCCTACACGGCTGCGACTGGTGCGCTGACCGTCTCCACGTCGGCTGGTGGCACCATCCTTGCCATCACTGACGACGGCACGGCAGTGGCGCCCAACGAGTTTGAGGTGTACTACGCCGATTTTGCTGCCGTTGGGCAAGTGCAGTCTTGGTCTTTTGAGATCAGCCGCGCTGAGATTGACGTGACCACTATCGGCCAAGCCGCTGGGCAGTATGCACCCTTCCGTGCCTACATCCCTGGTTTTGCCGACGGCAATGGCACTGCTACCGTCTACGTGACCAACGAAGACGCTGCACTGTCTAACCGCATGGTGGAAGACGTGCTGCAGCGTCAGCAGGTAGGTTGCGCGTTCAAGCTGTACACCGACAAGCAGGGGACTGAGGCGCTGAGCCGCAGTATCGCCATGGATGCAGTGCTGACCTCGGCCAGCCTGAACGTCAACCCTGACGATGCCCAGCAGGTGGAGATCGCCTTCCGTCCGGCTGGCGTGCCGACGTTTGACTTCAGCACCAGTGCCTGATAGCAAAATCGCCCCGGCTTGCGCTGGGGCTTTTTTGTGTTTAGAGTACACCTAACTCATCAACTTTTATGGGATCCGCGCTTGCACGCCTCAAAAAAGCAGCCAACCTGACGCCAACCAAGCGGGTTGTAACGCTAACAGATGGCAGTGTGTTTGAGTTTTACGCTGCGCCACTCACGATGGCCGAGCGTGAGCGCGCACAAAAAATGCCTGGCGGCGATGACACCAATGGCTTTGCATTGAACTTGCTAGTTACGAAGGCCGTGGACGACACCGGCAAGCGCTTGTTTGCAGCTGGCGAAATTGCCGAACTCAAGGAAGAGGTGCTAGATGCTGACCTGCAAGGCATGATGTTGGCGATCATCACCAACCCAGAGGACGCAGAACAGCTGGACATGAAAAGCATTAAAGAAGGAGCTAAGTAAAGACAATCTGCTACTGCTACAGCTTGGCGTTGCAAAGGAGCTTGGCTATAGCTTGGCCAGGCTCAATCAAGAGGTGACGCTAGAGGAGCTGCTGATTTGGAGCAGCTACTTTGAGCTTCAAAACGAGGAGCAGGAGCGTAGAATGAAGCAAAGGCGGTAGGGTTGCGCTGTGTCTGTCGTCGCTAATGTTGCCATTAACGTTGACAGCCGCAATGCTGTTAGCAAACTGCGCGAGGTACAGTCGCAGGCAAGCGCGACGGAGAAGGCATTTGGTGCGCTGCAGTCCGCTTTGGGCGCCTTGGGCGCTGGCTTTGCGCTGACAAAGGTCATTGCAGATGTTAAAGAATTAGATACCAATCTGCGGCGTCTAAGCACTGTCGGCGTTGATGTAGGCAAGATCAGTCCAGCTCTTTCAAAGCTAAGTGCTGAGCTAGGCGGTGTCGCAAGCAAAGCTGAATTAGCGGCAGCCTCGTATCAAGCGGCATCCGCAGGTTTTAGTGATACTGCAGGCAATGTCAATATCCTGCGCGCTGCAACCAAGGCTGCCGTTGGCGGCCTGGCTGATACGCAAGCTGTAACCGAAGTTCTAGTCAAGACTTTGAACAGTTATGGAATGTCTGGCAACCAAGCCATACAAGTAACTGACAGTATTTCTAAAGCGGTAGAGCTTGGCAATCAAGAATGGTCGGACTACACTAGCCAGTTAGGCCGTGTTGCATCTATTGCAGCGCTTGCTGGTGTCAGCCTTAATGAAGTCAATACATTTATTGCTGCTGCTACCAAGAATGGCGCCACGGCTGAAATTGCATTTACCGGCCTTGGCGCAACTCTGAACACACTGCTACAACCTACCAAGGAAAGCCAAGAGGCTGCCGCGCAACTGGGCATTCAATGGAACTACAGCGGGTTGCAAGCCAAAGGATTTACAGGCTTAATGGCTGAACTGGCTGTAGCTATTGAAAAAGACAAAGAAGCATCTGCGCGTCTACTTGGAAGCCAAGAAGCAATGCGTGGTGCATTTGCCGCTGCATCCAAAAATGGCGCAGACTTCAAAAAAATTCTTGAGCAAATTGGCGACGCATCTGGTAAAACAGACGCTGACTTTCAAACCATGAAAGGCAGCCTTGAGAATACACTCAAGGCATTAGACACGGCATTCAAAAATCTTAGCGAAGCATTAGGCAAAGCCTTTGGGCCAACACTTGTCATTGTTATTCAAGACGTCACCAAAGGCGTAAATGCTTTTGCCGGTGCAATGAATGCCGTGCCGCAACCTGTAATGGACGCAGCCGGTGCGGCAGCAAAGGCAGTGGCTCAAATGCTGCTACTTAAAAAAGCCATTGAAGCCATTATTGCATTGCGGCTTGGCATTGCCGCAATGTTTGCTGCCACTGCAACAGGTGCGGCGACTGCTGCCACTGCAGCATCTGGTTTGAGTATGAATATGCGATATCTGCAAGGTTCTATGGCGGCGGCGCAAACGCAGGCCACTGGATTAGTTGGCGTACTTAAAAATCTGGCTGCATTTGGTATCATTACAGTTGGCATCAATCTTGCGGTTAGCGGCTTGCAGCAAGTTATTGCAGCCAACTTGGAAATTGCAAGGTTGCGTGGCGAGCGGCAGGCCGGTGGGGCTGCGGCAATTTATCAAGGCGCCGCACCGATTGAATCTAAACAAGCTGCACAATCCACGCTTGCTGCCATACAAAAAGAGCGCCAGCGGCTCAACTCTGCCGGAACAATTGCCACGGGAATGCTTGGCCCTCTAGCGCCACTTGTTGGCGGCATGTCACCAGGCGCTAGGGCTGATCGCTTGGGTGTATTGCGTGAACGCGAGTTACGTGCTGCCGGAACAGCTGCGCTACCCACCCGCGTGGCACCCAATGCCATGGGTACGCAAGTCGACGACATGGTAGGTGGCGGCAATGGCGGTGGCGGTGCAGGTGGTGGCCGCGGTGGCGCAGCAAGCAAAGCAGCCAACGAAGCAGAACGCGCCGCAAAAGCAGCAGCCCAAGAAGCCGCAAGGGTCAAAGATGTCATCCGCGATAGGTTGGCAGAGGGCCAATTTATGCGTTTTAAATCGGAGATGCAGGACAGAATTGCAAATGCAGAAATTGCTGGCGACAAAATGCTGGCAGCGCGATTGAATGGCGCACAGCGTGAACTGGACATTCAATACCAATATGCGCAAGAGTTAGCAAAAGAAAAAGACATAGACGCTCAAAGGGCAATTATCTTTGAAGGCCAAGTCGCCTTGGTCGCCAATCAGCGCGAGGTTCAGCGAGAACTGAATAAACTGCAACAGCAAAACGACCAAGACAGGCTTGCATCGCTGCAAAAAGCCATTGAAAAACAATATGAACTTAATGCAGCTGTGCAAAATCAACTGCGGCTTGCCGATGGTGTTGCCAATACGCTGGGCGAAGGATTGGGATCAGCCTTTAATGCCTTGATTGCTGGCGCGCAAGGATGGGAAAAAAGTCTGCAGCAAATTGCGTCTGGTGTTCTTCTTGATATTGCCAATCAACTAATCAGGATCTTTGTCATTGAGCAGGCAATCAATGCCATCAAGGCATTCCTTACGCCGTTTAGTCCAGCAACGCCACTTGGCGCAGGCGGCGGAACGGTTGGCAAGTTTGGAACACTTGGCCCGAACTATGGCATCCCACAGCGCGCCAAAGGCGGCCCGGTATCCAGCGGCCAAACCTACATGGTGGGCGAGCGTGGCCCTGAACTGTTCGTGCCTGGCCGCAGCGGGTCCATCGTGCCCAACGACAAGCTGGGCAGCGGCGGCAGCACCAGCGTTGTAGTAAACGTCGATGCCAGCGGCAGTAAAGTAGAAGGCAACGACCAACAGGGCAACCAACTGGGCCGCGTCATTGCTGCCGCCGTCCAGCAAGAACTCATCAAACAAAAACGCCCTGGAGGCTTGCTGGTGTAATGGCTACCTTTCCCAACTACAAACCGACGTATTCGGCCACCAAAAGCAGCGAGCCAAAGATTCGTACTACGCAATTTGGCGACGGCTACCAACAACGCATCACCTTCGGCCTCAACCAAAACCCCAAGGAATGGCGACTGTCTTTTAACGTCACCGACGATGACGCCGACGTCATCGAAGCATTCCTAGACGCTCGGGCTGCTGATGCCGCTTCTTTCACTTGGACCCCTCCAGGTGAAGCCGTCAGCTACAAGTGGATTTGCCCTAGCTGGACGCGCGAGCTATTTGATTTTGATCGCAGCAAGATTGACGCGACCTTCACGCAGGTATTTGAGCCGTGACCGTCCCCGTTTCTGATCTTCAGGCAATCGCGCCCAGCGCCGTTATCGAGCTATTCGTGCTGGAGTTGAACGTCCCGCAACACGGCGTAGCCGACATTTACCGCTTCCACGCTGGCACCAACCTGAACGCCAACGGTGAGCTGGTATGGGCCGGCAATAGCTACCTCCGCTTTCCCATTGAGGCAGACGGTTTTGCTTATGAAGGCAAGGGTTCCCTGCCTCGTCCACGCCTGCGCTGCAGCAACATCATGGGCACCATCACCGCAATCTTGCTGACCTTGCCAAAGGGCCTGGAAGGTGCCAAGGTGTCCCGGATCCGCACCCTAGCCCGGTACATCGACGCTGTGAATTTCCCCGGTGGCGTCAACCCTTACGGCACCCCGGACCCGACAGCAGAGTTTCCACGCGAGGTCTACTACATCGACCGCAAGTCAGTCGAAACCCGCGATGCGGTGGAGTTTGAACTCGCAGCGGCGTTCGATCTGATCGGGGTACGTGCACCCCGACGCCAGTGCATCAGCAACATTTGCCAGTGGGCCTACAGGTCTGCAGAGTGTAGCTACACCGGCACTTCCTACTACAACGAAAACGATCAAAGCGTCGCCACCGCGCCAGAAGATGTCTGCGGCAAACGATTGAGCAGCTGTCAAATCCGCTTTGGCTCAACAGCCCCGTTGCCCTTTGGCTCATTCCCCGGCGTGGGCACATATTCCTCATGACCTGGCGTACCGCAGCACTTGATCACGCCAAGGCCGAGGATCCACGCGAAGCCTGCGGGCTGCTGGTGGTGGTCAAAGGCCGCGAACGCTACTGGCCGTGCCAGAACCTCTGCACCGGTGCAGACCAGTTCATCCTCAACCCGGATGACTACGCAGCCGCCGAAGATGCCGGCGAAATCATCGCGGTGGTCCATAGCCATCCGGTCACCCCGCCACAACCCAGCGGCCCTGATCTGGTGGCCTGCGAAAACAGCGGCCTACCGTGGCATATCGTCAACCCCAAAACCGAGGTGTGGGGCGGCTGCGAACCATCCGGCTACAAGGCACCCCTAGTCGGCCGCGAATGGGCATGGGGCATTACCGACTGCTGGACGCTGGCCCGTGACTGGTACGTCGAGCATGGCCTGCAACTACCCGACTGGGAGCGCCCGCTGACGCCAGAGGCATTTGAGGCAGATCCCCTGTTTGATCGCTACTGGAAAGAAGCCGGCTTCCGCGAGCTGGACGAAGAGGAAGAGCTGCAGCCCGGCGATGCGCTACTGATGAGCATCAGCGGTTCCGGCCTCAATCACGTCGGCGTTTACATCGGCGACCAGCTGGTGCTGCACCACATTCGCGGCCGGCTCAGTAGTCGCGACATGTACGGCGGCTGGCTGCAGAAATGCACTGGCCGCCGTCTCCGCCATTACGATGCAGGGAGGCTAGAGCTGACGTGATGTTGCGCACAATCCGCATCTACGGGCGCTTGGCCAAGTTCCTGAAGCGCCGCAAGTTTGAAGCCGAAGTCTCCAACGCAGCCGAGGCTGTGCGCTTCCTTGTAACCAACTTCCCCCAGCTGGAACGCCACATGGCAGAACAGCATTACCGCGTAAGCGTCGGCACCTACGATCTGTCACTCGACGAGATCCACGATCCAGCCGGCAGCCAAGAAATCAAGATCGTGCCAGTGGTGACCGGCGCTGGCGCTACGGGGCGAATTATTGCCGGAGTGGCGTTGGTAGCGCTGGCTTTCGCTAGCGGTGCTGGTTTCTTGGGAGCGGCATTCGCCAAAAATATCGGATTATTTACGGCCTTAAAAGGCGTAGGCGCCGTTCTTGCTCTCGGCGGCGTATCTCAGCTACTCACACCTGTCCCAACACTTAGCGCCCCTTCAACGGTTGACACCGCCAAGGACCCCCGCAAAAGCTATTCCTTTAGTGGAATACAAAACACCAGCCGTCAAGGCACTCCAGTGCCCATCGTTTACGGCGAGACACTGGTGGGCTCAATTGTGATTTCAGCAGGCATCGACACTGAGCAGGTAACAGCATGAAACGGATTGGCGGTTCTGGTGGCGGTGGCGGTGGCGGCAAAGGCCGCAGCAGTGGCGGTGGCCCGCAGACCTATACGCCCACCGAAGCTGCCGACACGCTCAACTCAAGGCAATACGCCAACCTCATCGACCTCATCAGCGAAGGCGAAATCCAAGGGCTCAAAGACGGCCACAAATCGATCTTCATCAATAACACTCCCCTACAAAATCAAGACAACTCATACAACTTCAACAACGTAACAGTCTGGACACGCAACGGAACCCAGAACCAGGATTACATCCCAACCGTTGACGCTGTTGAGAACGAAGTTGCCGTTGGCGTAACAGTTCTCCAGGCAACGCCAGTCGTTCGCAGTATCACAGACACCGCAGTCGATGCCGTCCGCGTCACCATCAACATTCCTGCCCTGCAGCGAATCACAGATCAGGGTGACATTGTTGGCAGTGTTTTCAGATTTCAGATCTCCACGCAATACTCAAGCGGTGGTTATACCGTTGTTGTTGATGACGTAATTAGAGGCCGGACAGCCGATCTATACCAGCGCGACTACCTAATCACCCTGACGGGATCCAAACCTGTCAATATCAAGGTGACTCGCGTCACCGACGACAACTCAGAGCAAGACGCACCAGGCGGTGAATCCGCAAAAATCACAAACGCATTCAGTTGGTCGAGTTACACAGAACTTACCTATGCAAAGCTGCGCTATCCCAACAGCGCATTAGTAGCAGTACGCATCGACGCTGAGCAGTTCAACTCCATCCCTTCGCGCACCTACTTGGTGCGTGGCATCAAGGTCCGCATTCCCAATAACGCCACCGTCGATTCAGTCACCGGCCGCCTGATCTATGCAGGCATATGGAATGGCAGCTTTAACGCCGCGCAATGGTGCAGCGACCCCGCCTGGATCCTGTGGGATCTGCTCACCTCCCGCTACGGATTCGGCCAGCACATCAGCGCCGCCCAGCTGGACAAGTTTGCTTTCTACTCCGCCAGCCAGTATTGCGCTGAATTGGTACCTGACGGCTTCGGCGGTCAAGAGCCCCGTTTCTCCTGCAACATCAACATCCAAACGCAGGAAGACGCCTACAAGTTGATCAATGACATGTGTTCGGTGTTCCGGGCCATGCCCTACTGGAGCACTGGTGCGCTAACCATTAGCCAAGACCGCCCCGCTGACTCCGCCTATCTGTTCACGCTGGCAAACGTCTCCGAGGAAGGCTTCAGCTATTCGGGCAGCAGTCTAAAGACACGGCCAAATGTAGCCGTGGTCAGTTACCTTGACCTAGAGCTGCGGGACGTTGCCTACGAGGTCGTCGAGGATCAAACCTCGATCAGCAAATACGGCGCCATCACCACCGAGATCAGCGCCTTTGCCTGCACCAGTCGTGGGCAAGCCGGTCGAATTGGGGAGTGGCTCCTCTACTCCGAGCAATACGAAGGCGAGGTAATCAGCTTCTCCGCCAGCATTGACGCCGGCGTGATGGTGCGGCCTGGCCAGATCATCGAGGTTAGCGACCCCGTGCGAGCTGGTGCCCGCCGCGGTGGCCGCATCGCCTCCGCAACTACCACGGCAATCACCGTCGATGACGCAACCGGCCTGACATCAAGCGGCGCCACGCTGTCGGTCATTCTGCCGGATGGCACGGTGGCCGCCCGCAGCGTCGCCAGTATCGCCGGCAAGGTCATCAACCTGACATCCGCACTACCCACGGCACCCAATGCCAACAGCATCTGGATCCTTGAAACCGCTTCAATCCAGACCTCGACCTGGCGCGTGATCAGCGTTGCTGAACAAGATCAGGCCACCTACCAGATATCGGCCCTCGCCTACAACTCGAGCAAGTACGCCTACGTGGAGCGAGGCCGGCCGCTTGAGGTTCGCGACATAACCGATCTCAACGAGATACCCGATGCACCAGCCAGCCTCTCGTTTGAGGAGGCGCTCTACAGCTACCAAAACCAGATCCGCGCCAAGGTAATTGTTTCTTGGCCGGCGGTACTTGGCATTGCCCAGTACCGGGTGAAATGGCGCAAAGACAGCGCCAACTGGGCTGTGGTCGATGTGCTGACCAACGACTACGAAATCCTCGACATCACGCCTGGGTTGTTTGAGGTGCAGGTGTTCTCCATGAGCGCCGCCCTAAAGTTGTCCACCACAGCAGCCACCGGCAGCATCACGGCGCTTGGCAAGACAGCCCCGCCGTCCAACGTGACCGGCTTCTCATCGATCCTCGATGGCAACATCGGTGCCACCCTGATCTGGAACCCCGTCCCCGACTTAGACCTCAGCGAATACGAAATCAGGCAGGGCACAGTCTGGGCGTCCGCCACCTTCGTCACCAACGTGGCTGCCACCAGCTACAAACTCGGCCAGCTGGCTCCCGGTACGCGCAGCTACATGATCCGCGCCATCGACACCTCAGGTGTCTACAGCGCCGCAGCTGCCAGCACCACCGTCACCATCACTTCACCCTCAACACCGAGCGTCACCGCCACAGTGGCCGGCGACTTGGTGACACTCAGTTGGCCAGCATCCACCGCCAGCTATGCCATTGCCGCCTATGTGGTCCGGTCCAGCGCCGGTGCCATTGGCGAAATCAAGACCACCACCACCTCGCTACCGATCATCTGGAACGGCGTGCGGACTTTCTACGTGAAAGCGGTGGACTTGGCCGGCAACGAGAGTGCCGAAGGTTCAGCAGCAGTCACAATCACCCAAGCCGCCGCGCCAACTGTCTCGGTTTCTTACACAGGCCAAAACGCCGTACTGACTTGGAGCGAAGTAAACGGTACGACAAAAACGCGCTTTTACCGAATTGCACGCAACGACGCAACTGTTGCAATTTTGCAATCTACAAACTACACCACGCGTATTGACTGGACAGGTTCGCAGACATTCACTGTCCAAGCTGTTGACGCAAACAACAATCTTGGCGCTGCTGCAACTGTTGCTATCGGCCCCACGGTGCCGCCAGCTCCTAATGTGCAAAACGCTTTCAGGGGTGAACAGGTCCTGTTGAGCTGGGATCCCGTGCAGGGCAGCCTTGAAACGGCCTACTACAAAGTGCTCAGGGGCAGCACCTTTGCATCAGCTACCACATTGGCTGAAATCAAATCCACTGCCTACAGCCTGAAGGTTGATTGGACCGGCACGCAGCGATTCTGGGTAGCGGCAGTTGACGTTATTGGCAACCAGGGCCCCGAGCAATTCCAAGACGTGGTGGTCACGTCGCCATCGGCACCTGTGATCAGCCAGCAAGTGATTGACAACAACGTGTTGCTGCGCTGGACCGACTCCACGCAAACGCTGCCCATCGTCTATTACGAACTGCGCCGCGGCACCACCTACGCAAGCGGCACCTCGGTCGGCACCAAGCAGGGGCTGTTCACCACGGTATTTGAGACCGTCTCTGGCACCTACACCTACTGGCTGGCGGGCATTGACAGTGCAGGCAACGTTGGCACCCCGGCCAGCGTCTCCGCCCTCGTTAACCAGCCTCCGGATTACATCCTGCGCTCGGACATCAACAGCACCTTTAGCGGCACCTCCACCAACCTGACGCCCAATGGCACGGGCCTGCTGGCAACGGTAGATACGACAGAAACTTGGCAGTCGCACTTCACCTCCCGCGGCTGGAGCACACTGCAGGACCAAGTGAGCGCTGGCTTCACCATCTACGCCATGCCGTCTACCACCACCGGCAGCTACGTCGAGGAGTTCGACTACAGCACCGTGCTGGCTGGCACGAAAATCACCTCAACGCTCACGCGTCAGACGGTGGCCGGTTCTGTGACGGTAACCCCAACGCTCAGCGTAAAAACCGCATCTGGCGACCCTTGGACCGACTACGCAAACCAAGAGTCCATCTATGCCACCAACTTCCGCTACGTGAAGGTCCGTTACGACTTCACCAGCACAGGCGGCGATGACCTGCTGCAGCTCAGTGGACTGAACGTCCGCCTCGACATCAAGATCAAGAACGACATGGGCAATGGCACGGCAAACTCTGCGGATACTGGTGGAACGACGGTCAACTTCAATGTGCCGTTTGTGGACATTGAAAGCATTGGTGTCACACCAAGCGGAACGACGCCCAGAATCGCGATCTATGATTTTGTGGACGTCGCCAATCCCACCAGCTTCAAGGTGCTGCTGTTCGACACTGCGGGCAACCGTGTGAGCGGCGCCTTCAGCTGGCAAGCCCGAGGAAGCTAAGCCATGGCCAACTGGTCCAATCCGCTGCTAACCAGCACGTACACCAACTTCGTGACGGAAATAAAGGACCGTGACACGGACCTGGCGCTGCAGTTTGACGGCACAACCAGTAGCAACATCCCCACAAACGCCATCCGCTGGAACAGCTCGGTCAACCGCTGGCAGAAGTGGAACGGCAGCAGCTGGGCAGAGCTAACCAGCACCTATGCGCTAACTGGTCTCAGCACCACCAGCAATGCCACCATTGGCGGCACATTGGGTTCTGGGGCGATCACCAGCACGGGCAGCGTCACAGGCACGGCGCTGATCCCCAGCGGCAGCTCGGCGCCAACCAACGGGCTCTACTTGGCGGGCAGCAACATAATTGGCTTGGCCACGAACAGCGCGGGCCGGGTGTTCATCGATGCTGCTGGCGAGGTGGGCATCGGCACCGCCACGCCAGGAACATGCCTTGATGTCACGCTGGCAACTGCAAGCGCAACGGTCGGCAACATTCGTATTGCCCCAAGTTCTGCCGGCCAAGCTCGCTACCACCTATTTAACGGCGGCGGTATTGCTGAATGGTTGTTTGGTCAAAAAACAGGATCCAGTCATAACTTCATCCTGAGCAAAAGCGTCGCGGGTTCAGAGTCTGATTACCTGACAGTTGACACCGCTGGTCGCGTTGGCATCGGTACGCTGTCGCCGGCCAGCGGGCTGCATGTGCTGGAAGACGGCAACGCGCAGATCAACATCAGCGCAACAAATGCTGGGAGCAATAGCGCCGGCATTTCATTTGAGAATCAAGGACAACGCAATTGGCAGATCTGGGCTGATCGCGCAACAGACCAGTTCAGGATTGGCAACAACAGCCGAGGATCAACAAACCTTGCAATTAACAGTTCTGGCAACCTCGGCCTAGGGACGACTGCCCCTTATAGCCGCTTCACTGTTGTCCCGTCATCCACGCCTTCAACTCCGGCAACGGCCAATCAAATCACCGTTGGCGAGTCATCTGGGAATGGCGCCTATCGATTGCAGCTCGGGTATCTCTACGACACGCTGGGTCGCGGCTCCATCCAGGCTTATGACAACGGCAACGCAAGCCCCCTAATACTCAATGGCGCGGGTGGAAACGTAGGAATCGGGACGAGTAGTCCTAGTTACATACTGGATCTCAACAGTGGAGGAGCAACTCCCGCACAGATTGGTACAACAGTAAACTGGAATTTCCCTGGTTTTATATTGCGGCGCAACGCTTCAAATGTATCAACAGCAAAAATGCTGAGCATGATGCTGCAAGGTGATACGGATAGTGACACTACTCTTACTAACCACCTCAATATCTGGGGCACTTATAGCGCAGCTCCAACTACTGGCTCAACAACTGCTGGACTTAGCGGTGTCTTGAACATTGGCGCGCCGTCTGGCATTGCAGCGCATGTCAACGGAAGCCAGCGCTGGATCGTCACCTCAGCCGGCCGCTTTGGCTTGGGTACCACAGCCCCTGGAACAAGCTTCGATGTTGCGCTGGCTGCACCTTCGGCCACGATTGGCAACATCCGCATTACGCCAAGTTCTCCTGGCCAGGCCCGGTATCACCTCTACAACGGAGGAGCCACAGCTGAGTGGGTGTTTGGCCAAGCCACTAGCACCAGCCACGACTTCACCTTCAGCAAGTCCGTTGGCGGCAGTGAAAGCGAGTACCTGCGCATCGGCGCCTCCGGCCAGATCGGCATCGGCGGCGCCAACTACGGCACCAGCGGCCAAGTGCTCACCAGCAACGGCTCCGGTGCGTCGCCGTCGTGGACCACTGTTACCGCACTGACCGCTGGCACTGCCGTAAGTGCGACAGGCACTGCCGTTGATTTCACCGGCATTCCATCATCGGCAAAGCGCATCACCGTGATGATCGACGCCGTGAGCACGGATGCCACTGCCACACTCGCAGTTCAGCTAGGAGATAGTGGCGGCATTGAAACTTCTGGCTATACCGGAGGCCTTGCATGGACAGGTCCAAACACAGGCAGCAGCGGATCGGCCAGCACATTCCCACTTGCTGTAGGAGCCGCGAGTGATACCGTTTCTGGTCACGCTGTTATTACTAAAGTTTCTGGCAACACATGGGTACTATCCAGCACAGTAGCCCGTGACAATGATGACCTTGTATTTATCAGCGGTGGATCAAAAGGCCTCTCTGCAACATTGGATCGCATCCGCATTACCACAACAGGCGGCAGCGCATCCTTTGACGCAGGCACTGTGAACATTCTGTATGAGTGATGTTGTCTATCCGGCAGCAGCTACACTTTCACCATCTAACCCCACTCCATGCCCGAGTCCAAGCAAAAGCTGGTTGAGCTGATCGAGGCTTACGCCACCGCAAAAGCCACCGGCAATGCCCTACTGGTCCAGTCCGCTGGCGCCACGTTGGTCGGCTACCTAGAAAGCGTTGAGATCACCGAATCCGAGCAAACCGATGACTGACATCACCTACACCTGGGTCATTCCCCAGCTGGACTGCGCTCCCCACGAAAACGGCCTAGACGACGTGGTGAAGACGATCCACTGGCGTTACCAAGCCACCGACGGCGCCTACACCGCCGATTGCTACGGCACCGTTGGCGTGGGCGACGTGGACCCCGACGCTTTCACGCCCTATCCCGATCTAACCAAAGATCAAATCGTCGAGTGGCTGGAAGCCAATCTGGACGTTGAATCGCTGGAGCAAGGGCTTGCAGCCGAGCTGGCCGACCTGGCCAATCCGCCGATCGTGTCGCCCGCCCTGCCATGGCAGTAAAAGCGAAAGCCGGTCTTTCTGGCACCATCCGCAAGGAATCGGTGCCCAAGACCACCAGCATTGGTTACGGCGCCCGCAGTCGTCCCGGCGACGCGGGAAGAAACCCCTTAAAGGCCAAGGACGCTAAGCTGAAGTTATGGCTATCTCGCCCGGCACTTACAACATCAGCCTGCAGCGCCGGGCGGACTACAGCATCACGCTGCAGTTCAAAGACAGCACTGACGCAGCAATCAACTTGACCGGCTGGACTGTCGCCGCCCAAGCCTGGAACCAAGCCCGCACCAGCAAATACGCCGACTTTACGGTTACCTACACAAACCGCGCTACTGGTACCGTCGCCATCGCCCTGACCGACGACCAGACAACAATCTTTCCCAACGAGGCGTACTACGACGTTCTGCTGACCAACCCCTCCGGCCTAAGGGAGTATTACCTCGAGGGCGCTATTTACGTGTCCGAGGGTTACACCGCATGACCACTGTCAACGTCAGCGCTGTAACCAATACCGTCACCGTTACCGAAAACGGCAGTAGCACCGTAGTTACGGTTCCCGTAACTTCCACGGTCACTGCAATCACCGTCGGGCCTCAAGGTCCACAAGGTGTTGTTGGCGCTGGCTACGACTTCATCCAATCCAGCTCTGCATCTACCTGGACCATCAACCACAACCTCGGCTATAAGCCCAGCGTTGATGTGTACGACAGTGGCAGCCAGCAGATCCAGGCTGAGGTTTCGCATCCCAGCACTAACCAGACGGTTATCCTATTGACAGCACCTACCGCCGGCTTTGCGAGGCTGACTTGAAATGGCCAAGAAGATCTTTACAGACTTCGACTTTCAATCAGTTAGCAAGGTCACCAACCTCCCATCGCCAAGTTCAGCTGGCGACGCCGCACCCAAGTCCTACGTTGACAGTTTGGTCGAAGGGCTTGCCTGGAAGGACAGCTGCCGCGTCTCCACCCAGGCCAACCTCGACCTGAGCAACCCTGGCGCCACCATCGACGGCATCACGATGGCTAGCCAAGATCGCGTGCTGGTACGGGCGCAATCCACGGCATCCGAGAACGGCATTTATGTGTGGAACGGCTCTGCCGTAGCGCTAACCCGCTCGCTGGATGCAAGCACCTTCGCCGAGCTGGAGCAGGCGGTCACCACCGTCGAGGAAGGCACCAGCGCTGCTACAACATGGCGCCAAGATCAAATCAACGGCACCATTGGCAGCAGCTCAATCAGCTGGGTTGCATTTGGTACGTCGGCACCGTCCGCCAGTGAATCCACTGCTGGCATCGCCGAGTTGGCAACGCAAGCCGAAACCGACACTGGCACTGACGACGCCCGCATCGTCACCCCACTCAAGCTGGCCAACTGGTCCGGCCGCCTGCGCAAGGTATCCAGCAACGTAGGCGATGGCAGCGCCACCAGCTATACCGTGACTCACAACCTGAACACTCGCGACGTACTCGTCCGCGTATTCCCCAACAGCGGCCAGTACGACGACGTGGAAGTAGACGTGCAACGCACAGGCGTAAACACCGTGGCTGTGGTGTTTGCCACCGCCCCTGCCTCTAACGCCTACCGCGTAGTGGTGCTTGGCTGATGAGCCGTAACTTTCTCACACCCATTGTCCTGCCTGCTGGCACGACATCAAACGCACCGCTCAACCTGCAATCAGGCACCAACCTGACGACAGCAGCAGCTGGCGCTGTCGAGTTTGATGGCAAGGTGCTTTACACCACGCCAGTCAGCCGTGGCGTGTCGCCATCGATGATGTTCTATCGGTTAAATAGTAACTATGCCGGGGCAAATAGTTCTACGGCGCAGTCGCTGTTCAATGTTGGCGTTTCACTAGATGCGGGCACTGTTTACGCCTTTACGTCTGACTTTTTGCTTTCAAGAACAGCGGGCACAACAAGCCACACACTTGGAATACTGTTTGGCGGCACCGCTACTCTTAACAACATTTTTTACACTGCCTATGTGACAGGAGCCACTGTTGCCCCTCCAACCGTTGGCACAGGCACTACATCTGCTGCTCATATTACTGTTGCGACGATTGCAAACCTTACATCAGCAACCGCCCTATCTACAATTCAATATGGATACACTTATTATGGCACGGTAAGCATTGATGCAGGCGGCACTTTTGTTCCCCAGTACAAGCTTTCAGCGGCTCCGGGTGGGGCCTATTCCACAATCGCGGGGTCTTTTTTTGCCATCTGGCCCATCGGCGCAGCTGGTGCCAACACCTCCGTGGGGCCTTGGGCTTGAGCACTGAGCAGCCGCTAGGCTACTACTGAGGCGTAATTGTTCCCATGCCACCAGCCGACGATGTCTCGCATGGAGACATTTACCACAAGCTTGGATCGCTCGAAGGCAAGCTCGAGACCGTGCTGATCCAGCTCAGCGAAAAACGCGGCGACATGGCTGCTGCGTTCTCCCGACTCCGCGAAATCGAAACCCGCGTCGCCATTGGCGTCGGCCTCGCCATCGGCTTGAGCTTCCTCATCCCGTTCGCAATCAACGCAGCAGCACCCAAACTGCACTTTGAACACAGCCCATCTACTCAGGTTGGCAAGTAGTCTTAAGACACCGATCTAAGCACAATGAGCCCCGAGACTGCCGCCATCATCGCCATCGTCATCGCTGCTGGCAGCGAGATCATCGCGATCAGCCCGCTCAAGTCCAATAGCTGGATTCAGCTGCTGCTGCAGGCCGGGCGTCTGGTGTTCCCCAAGAACCGTTAATCAATGAGCAACTTCCTCGCTGCCGCCAAGTGGACCGATAAGCAGGCGCCACAGCCACATCAAATTGCGGCGTGGAATACGGCATGGCAATGGCTCACCCTTGGGCAGCAGGCGGAATTCCTAGAAATGTTCCGTGCTGCACCGGTAATGCCTGCAGCGCCATGGCTTGAGCCAGCGCTCAAGGTCATCCGCGAATTTGAAGGCTTGCGGCTTGAGGCATACCGATGCCCAGCTGGCGTGCCAACCATCGGCTATGGCTCCACGCGGTTGATTGATGCACCAGTGCGCATGGGCGACAAGATCACGCAGCAGATGGCCGAGGAGCTGCTTTGCGATCAAGTCGAAAACCTATTCGCCCCTGGCCTATTTGGCCTACTGCCTTTGATGAAGGCATGGAAACCCAATCAGCAAGCTGCGCTGGTGTCTTGGGCTTTCAATGTAGGACTTGGTGCCGTAGAGGAGTCCACGTTGCGCAAGCGGCTGGCGGCTGGCGAGGCGCCCAGCGTAGTTGTGCCAGAGGAATTGCCCAAGTGGGATAAAGCTGACGGCAAAACGCTAGAAGGGCTGGCGAGGCGCCGTGCCGCTGAGGTGCGGTTATTTACTGGCAATCTTGAGCATCAACAGCAACCGGCCAAGTTGACGCCATCTAGTTCGTTTGCATCGCGCATCACGCCACACATCACGCTAGGTGAATTCGCATTGAACCAAGAGGCGCGGCGCTTTGATGCGCAGCATCAAGTGAACACAGCGGCCGAGCTTGCTGCATTCATGGAGCGGGCACGGTCTGCATTTGGTGGCAAGCCTGTGATCATCACCAGCGGCTATCGGCCAGCGGCAATCAACCGATCAGTAGGTGGCGCCAGTAGCTCAGAGCACCTGTACAACGCGCCTAACGTGGGCGCCGTGGACTTTTACATCCAAGGCGTTGACATCAATAAGCTGCAGGCATGGTGCGACAAGGAATGGCCGTATAGTCTTGGCTACGGCGCACCCAAGGGCTTTGTGCATCTTGGCATTCGCGCTGGCCGCCCTAAAGTCCGCTGGGATTATTGATGATCATTCCTGACCACGAGATTTGCCGCCTGTGCAAGCAACATGCAATGGTGGTGCCGTATAACGCAGAACTGCAGAACCCATCATCCCTTGATGTGCTGCTCGGCGACAACCTAATGGTGGAAGTGGAGCACACTGCAGACCTGCAATTGCTAAGCATTGCGCACCATACAGAGGCGGATCCTTACTGGCTGGCGCCTAGTGAGTTTGCGCTAGCTGAGACGCAGGAGTTTTTTAACCTGCCAGATCACATTGCCGCGCAGTTTGTACTGAAGTCCAGCCGCGCAAGGTCTGGCCTAGAGCACCTGCTTGCTGGATACTGTGACCCAGGCTGGCACGGCAGTCGGCTCACATTAGAACTACACAACAGCCGTCGTTATCACAACATTGCATTGTGGCCCGGCATGAAGATTGGCCAGATGGTGTTTCATGCCATCGCTGGCACGCCAGAGCGCACCTATGCAGTAACCGGACGGTATAACAACGATTCAATCGTCACTGCCTCGCGCGGATAAGTACATGTCACAAGCTTGCTGATAGTGCCACTGCGCCTGCCAGTCTTGCTTGTGCTCCTTTACCATTCCTGCATAAGTGACGCGCCATATATCGCCAACCTGCTCTAGTGTTGGCGGTAGCAGGTTGTTGTTAGTCATGTCTTGGGGCCAGTGGATGATTGTGGAACTATCAGTAGAGGATCAACTACGGATAGAAGGGCAGGCAAGAGCTGCCCTTGCCCATGATGACCCTAGCCAAGTGGCACATTTATGCGCGTCGCTGATTCGTCAAAATGCGTATCAATCTAAGCTAATCCAGCAGGCAACTGGTCATATTGCCAAACTAGAAATGGAGCAGTTTTTAAGCTGCTCCAAACCAAAGCGATGGTGGCAGCGACTGCTACGCCACCAGTGATGGCTGCAGAATCAGCCTTAGCTTGCGTTGCGCACGTTGCGCACGCTGTCTGACGCGCTCTCTGCATACACCAAGATTGCGGCCAATTTCGGCATAACTTTCTGGTGTTTCACAGCCAATGCCATAGTTTCTACGCACAACATCCCTATCAAAGGGATCTAGGCGAAAAAAAGCCAGCTGCAGCTGCTCAACGCGCTCACAAATCTCTTCAGGGTTGTGGTCTTCATCAATGCCGTACTCGTCGGCAATCATGTCCAGTATTGTGCTACCATCTTCGGTGATCAGTGCATCTAGGCTTCGGTGTGGCCTATTGCGCTCCATCAGCATCAATAGCTCATCTGTTTTGATGTTGAGGATGTCGGCCACTTCGCGGACAGTAGGCGTGCGGCCATTGGCTTGCGCAAACTCACGTTGGGTTTTGGCAGCAGCGTAAGTTTTCTCTAGCGCGTGTTGCGGCACTCGAATCAACCGCTCTTTGGTATCAATGGCGCGGGTAATGGCTTGGCGAATCCACCAGTAGGCATAAGTAGAAAACTTATACCCTTTAGTGCCGTCAAACATCTCCGCGGCACGATGCAGGCCCAGTGCTCCTTCTTGGATCAAGTCCATTAGATCCATGTTGTTGGACTGCAGCCGGGTGACGTACCGCTTGGAGATATGAACCACCAAGCGCAAGTTGCAATTGATGATCATGTCACGCGCGCGAATGCCAACGCGGATCTCGCGTTGTTCTTGCTTGGTGCGTTCGCCTTTGGCGTCACGCAGCTCAAGGTATCGCCGCACTTGACGCGACAGTTGAATTTCCTGCTCAGCCGACAGCAATGGATATCGGCCGATGGCGGTGAGGTACTGCTTGAACGAGTCGGGCGTCATTTCGGGGTGTTATGCTGTTGATCCAATGACTTTCGGAGTCACTGGGCATTCCGTAGTTGGGAGAGGCTGCGGTGAGGCTGGCACCTCGTGAGGACCGGCCACCTTTCCCCCTAATTAGTGGCGTCGCAGTGGTCAAAGTAAAACCCCTGCAACCGTTGAACGATATCATGCGCAGCCGTTAGCTGCTGAAAAAAGTCATCGTTTACAAGGTAGCTAGTGCTGCGCTCTTGGCAGTCGTAGCACTCATGTCGCCTGCGCTTGGCGCGGTTGTTGTAGGTGCGCTCTTGCAATACCAGCCGCATCCGGCCATTGCATTTAGGGCACCGCTGCTCGCCAATGTTCATGGCAGCAGCTTCGACGCCAGCCATAGCGCCAGGCAGCACGTCACGACGTAGACGACCAGAAGCTCGAACATCAGGGGCAGCGTCATTGCCCCTCCAGCTTGGTGACAGCAGTCTTCAGCTCTTGCATCTCGCGGTAGATGAAATAATCCTCAGGGTCGTCATAGTTCCGGTCCAGCGCCTGGTCTACTGCAGTCTGAGCTAAGAACAACAGTCTGTCGATCAGTTCGCGGTCAGTCATTGGCACCCTCCAGCTCGGCGGCGATGGCGATGAGTTCATCTGCATCGCACTCCCACACGTCATGGCCGTGGTTTTGCTGGGTGCAAGCAACAGCAGCGCGAAGGGCACCGGCAATAGATGGCCCATCCATAAGAGTTGGCACAGCGCGAAACCCATTCAACACCGCCTGTGCAGCGGGAGATAGCTCAGTCATCACTCACCCTCCTCCTGCGGCACCGGCAGCGCCCAGTGGGGGAGCCAGTGGGAGAAGGCGTACTTGAGCTGGGGCACTCCAGGATTGTCGATACTGATCAACCTCCAATCTCCATCAACCTTTCCGCACATCCAGCATCTTCCCTGATCATCGCAATCCTCCGGCCCCGGCAGGCGCTCAGCGACGGGCACCGGCTCGATGGCGGGGCGGCCCCAGCGGACGAGGGCTTCTTGGATTACCCATTCAACCGACTTGTTTCCTTTAACGCAGTGAAGTGCTAGGTCTTGCATCTCCGCATCACTCGGCCCCTGCGGCTCGGGCTGGGCCAGGGAAGCGCGAGCGGTATCAAGGCAGATCTCGAAGAGAGTTTTATGCCGCAATGGCCAATTAGCTTTTTCTAAACAGTCAGCAAGCTCAGCGCACAGCGCACGAAAGTCAGTCATTAGTTCAAATCCTCGTCATAAACTTTGCAGATAAACATCCCATCTTTTGCAAAACCACGCGCAGCAGCACCGCTTATCGCTGCATTCGCGTGTTCGCAAAGTGGCAGCAAGCGCTCAGCAATCTCGGCTAACCCGTAGAAGTCAACACCGAAGTCGTTGATGCATTTCTGCTTAAGCGCTTCAGTCTCCTCATCGGTCTCAGGTTCAGGTTTGCCGATCATTGCAGCAAACAATTCGATAGCTTCAAAGTCGTGAACAGTTGTTTTACGCATCGAGATTCTCCGATTTGTAGGGTCCAGTGGGTTGGCCGTGTTCGTCAGTAAAACCAGCTTCAAAAAGAAACTGCCTGGCAGCATCCTTATCGCCAGCTAAGGCGCGTTCCATCAGTGTTGGAGCGGTAAGCTCAACGGCCATGTCTTCTAAGGTTGAACACCGAACACCTACAAGGGTGGTGTCATCGCTGTAGCTCTCCCAAGCGTCAGCCAAAAGAGTAAGTACATTAGCGATGCCATGGCGCGTGTCCTGGCCGTATTCAAACTCTTCAATCAAGCGCTGAGCGCGTTGGGTTAGGTGGTCAGTCATTTTGAGCGGCAGCAAATAGGTTGGTAGCAATCTGATTGCGATGCTTCTGTGTTTTCCAGACAAGCTCGATGTAAGCATTTATGACGGAAGCGGCAAGAAGACGGTCTTCCATGCCAAAGCAGTAATCCTTTCGTGTGTACCTGAGCGCGTGCTCCAAGTCACGCAGTCGGCTACCAGGAATGGGCCATACCGTTCCATCAAAGTGAACAAACGGACTGCCTTCATGGATGGTGAAATCAGCCATTGCACTTACCCTCCAGCTCGGCGGCGATAACGAGAAGCTGATCGCGCACCTTGCAACGATTGCGAATGGCGGCAAGTGAAAAGGATCCTTTGTCGATGTCATTAGGCTCCGGCACCACTTGATCCGCAGCGGCACGGAGGGCGGCGGCGAGGCAGGCCTCCTGCCAGTTGCCCTCAAGAGGACCGAGCAACTCATGTCGCTCATCAAACGCTTGCACAATGGTGCGCGCGGCGGGGGAGAGGTCAGTCATCGAGCTGCTCCGCTTTGATGCCGTGCTTGAGAATCCACTCTGTTATCTCACCCATCTCGTCGGTAGTAACTAGCCGCTCTACTTGAACTCGAACGAGTTGGTCGGGTTCAACAAGCAAGCGAAGTCCTATAACGGCTTTGTGCGAAATGCCGAAAGCATCAAGCAGCCCTCGTATTTCTTGGCTGTGGCCTGACATGTAAGTCATTCAGGTAGCGCCTCCAGTGCGCGGCGGATGGGTTCGGCCATTGCTATCGCTCCCTCCGTGGGAATAAGAGCAATCAAGCGGTCAAGCTCTACTTGAGCCTGTTCCTTCAAGCTCGGTGGCTTGGGGCGGCGGGATGCACGTAGGGGTACGGTGTAGCCCCTACTGGCAAACCACTCACAGCAAGCTTCTAGCTCTTGGTCGGCGCCCCATTGGGCGGCGCGAGCGGCGATGTGTTCGTCGCTCAATGCAACTCGAACTGGTGTTCCTTCATGCCAGATTTCGGCCACCCACGCCTGCATCAGCTCAGTCGGTGGGGTAATAGGATGAGTCATTTCCTGGCCTCCTGCTCAAGCCACTCGGCCGCCTCGAGCAGCAGCCGGCGCATGTACCAATCGGCTTTGCCAAGATCTTCTACGGCATTGCCCTTGTGCTCAGCACGCCATAGGTACTTAAACACTTGGCCCTTGCAGTAAGCCTTAAAACCTTCGGTGCCAAGTGCAGCCTTAATGGCCTGGATGCATTCAATGTCGCCTTGCTTGTAATGCGGTGGGTGGTTTACTAGGTCGGTCATTGTGAAAAGGTGGCCGTTAGGCCACCAGTGCGCGTTAGTTGTCGGTCAAGTTAGGCAGTGCTTCACTGCGCAGTAACCATGCAGCAAATGCAACGTGGCTAGCAACAGCTTGCTTGTTGACTGGTGCCATTGGGTAAGACTCTGCCCACCAGCGGCGGAATAGCGCCTCAAGATCTGCT